ACCTGGTGGCGAAGGTTTTGTATCAAATACACCGGGTGCAGGCCTAATAAAACTGGTAAATCGAGGTGTATTTGGGGGCGCACATTTCAATAAATGATAAATAAATTTATGCGTGACCCGCACATTTTTAAAGGAAAAATATCATGACAATTGGTTTATCACACACACGTGCCGATGGCACTCTTATTGGCAAAACACAAAGTTTCGGCGCAGCCGGACGTCGTTTAGCTCTAACTAAATTAGCTAAGACTAACATTACACAAGCTGAATTAGATGATTGCATTCAGTTCATTCAGTTAACATCTTCTGTTACAGCAGTTGGTGCTGAAGCAGCTACTGGTGATGCATTTGTTGCTGGAACAACCGACAACGTTTGGATTATCACAGAAGGTCCAGCCCCGGTTGCTGGTTCTAACTTTGGTGGTGTTACTGGAGTTACTGCTTCTGTAGTTGCCTACTTAGATCAACGTTAATCTTACATTACCGTGTAAACATCAAAGGCAGTTTATCTGCCTTTTTTGTTGGCCAGCATAAATATGTACATGTAGTCTCAATGACTCGTAATTTTAAAGGAAAAATAAAATGGCAATCCAAACTCGTTATGCAGGTGATGCAAAAGGTATTAACAACGTTGACGCAGAATATGATGGTACGTTGGCAACAATTATTGCTACAGGTTTAACAAAGAACCCAACAGCACTAACTGTTAAATTAGGCAAGAGCCAGACAATGAGCTCTGCTGATTCTGCCACTGGTGGTTTTGTTGAAACAGTTTTACGCACTATCGGCGTAGACAGCACAATCGTTATGTTCCAAGTTGACGAAAGTCAAATCAGCGTATTGTTAGAAGCCACTGGTTCTAACGCCACTGCAATTGGAACACGTATCCAAGCATTAGGCAACGCCAGTGTTGCTGGTGGTTCCAATGTATGGGCTAACGTAACTACAGTTTCTAGCTCACTTGGTTTCAAACTAGCTTAATAGTTTTTAAACTAAACAAAAGGCAGATTCGTTCTGCCTTTTTTGTTGGCCACTAAATACTGTATCATGGACAACGGCATAGAAGTTTTTATCGGTTATTCTCTAGTAGACATCACTGCCACCGGAGTAATACGTGGTGGCATTGACAAAGACACAGAACGCAATCAACAACGCAATTGGGAAACAGTTGTGCAATGTTTAAGTCTACGCACACAACCAACAATACTACAATTTCCCGAAGTAACTCTAATAGAAAATCATGGACTGCATGACTTCGGCGAGTTCTATCACAATCAGCCACAAAAGATGTGGTCATGGGTATGGACAGTGGAAAAAACTGGCATATACGATCTACATGATAAACCATTGAGCGGTTTATTACAAGACCTGGAACAAGTACCTATTATCACAGGATTAACTGAAACAGCAAAGTTCCTGTTACCTATCTTCTATCCCTACGGTACAATTAGAAATATATACATTGAACGATATATCAGCTAGTATAAATACATAACTGATGCTACAGCACCATTATGGCTTTTACTTACGGCACCCTTAGGCTCACTAAAATTGCATTAATAATATATTGAAAGAATTTATATGGCGGGTACCGATATTGAAAAGAAAAGCCTTGAGGCGCATGTAGAATTATGCGCTGAAAGGTATGAAAACTTGGACACAAAACTAAACAGCCTAGAGTCAAGGATGGATAGATTAGAAGGTTACCTGGTAGAGATTAAAAACTCTCTAGTGAGTAATAAATCTGAAGCCTCCGACAGTAGTGGGCCATATAAAACAATGATCGCAATCGGAACTACAATGCTAGGGGCACTAATCGGTGCGTTGGTAACGTTAATTGTACACATTAAATGAAAATAGTAGAACTACTCAACAACGTCCAAATTGGTATAACCAACGAGCAAGCAGATTTACTGGGACGGTTTGATCATGAGCCGGACATCAACAAGAATTCTCTAGACGAAAGAGAACAAGTAATAATGAATCAACTAGTGATGCAAGATATAGTGCATCGTGCAAACAATGGCCAAATCACCTACAAAAAGAAAATACGCTAAAAAAACAAAATCACAATTGCCGCCGGAAATTCGGCAAATGACTAATCTAGCTGCGGACTACATTAAACACTGGACTACCAAAGAATTAGGCAGTCTCCAACGTAACAAAACACCTATTTGTATTCCGACAAATAATGGTTATAAAATTGGTACATACACGTTAATTGTAAACAAAAACAAAACCTGTGAATTGCATGATGCAAACAAGGAATTTTTACACTTGTTTGATAACAAAATAAATGCTATACTGTACACAGTTTACAGCATTAAAAACCAAATAAAAACTGCCAGAGAAATCATGCAGTTAGACATGGAAATAAATAAAAATAGCACAGATATAACAGCAATGCGCCGTAGTCAAGAACGTGCTCGAGCTAGAAAAGAATATGATATTGTAGATATTCGTCAGGCCAGACTAGAAGTGTCAGAAAAACAGCTAGAAGACGCCCGGGACAAAATATTGAAAATACAAAGGTATGCTAAGTACAACAAAATATGGGAGTAGAGACTATGAAACGTTACCATTTTGAATATTGCAAAGAATTAATAAAAGACTAAATACAACATAAAGTTTGGGAATAAACAACTATGAGACTCTCCGAAATGCACACTGAGGTAACACCTCAAAAAATTAACAAAATCACTGAAAGCCGATTTGGCTTTACAATTGACTATGACAATTTAACTTACGCCAAAGCTCAACGTTTGAGCAAAGCATTAAGAGAAAATATTGTACAGATTAAAAAATCTTTTGGTAGTCATACTGCTGAAAAGAATTCAAAGTACATGGAATTGATGCTGGTTAAAGAAGGCCTTGATAAATGGTTGGGCAGCGAGCAAGGTTTGTTTGAATCCGAAATGGGACGTAGCGAAGCAGTTCTAGCCGCCAAGGATATTGTTGACAGTATTCAAGACATGCTTGAAAAAGTTAGCAAGATTCAAAACGAACAAGTACCTGCACTAGTAGATACTATCCGTGACCAAATTGGGTCAGACCAAAGCGAAGCATTTAAAAATGCAGTACGCCCAGTGTTAGATACATTGTATCAAGCACTACAATCTGGTCGTGAAACAGCAGATAATTCAGTACGTACATTGGCCGGCGAAGATGTTGGCGGTGGCGAAATGGAGTTAGGCGGCGCACCTGACATGGGCGTAGACCCAATGGCTGGTGACAGCGACTTTGATGCAGACATGCCTGCTGATGGCGGCATGGGCTCTGAGTTTGATACTCCTACTGATGGATTTGATGCCACAGATGCAGCCGCCGGCGGTGAAGAAGATCTAGGCCGAGCACGTCGTTGATATGCGTATTCATGAAATTATTCTAGAGAATGATGTATTTGGTACCCCCAATGAATCAATTGAAGACGAAGCAGATGCTCGCGGCGATGCCGCTTTGATCACCGCTCTAGAATTATTGCGTCACCAAGCTGAGCAAAGTGGCGCAGTTACTCCCCGTGTTAAAGTTAACACAGTTATTGAACGTGTACGTGATATTCCCGGAAACGAAGCATTTAACTTTGCCGCATTAGATGACGCAATGTCCTCCAATGGAGCAGTTAAAGAATTGATCAAAGACATCAAAGATGACCCAAAAACTGGAGAGAAGTACATTTATTTGTCTCCGCCGGAAAACACAGTAGATGATACTGACCCACTGGGTGCAAGATCAGCACCCGCAGGTGATCCAAGTAAAATTGTATCCAAAATGGCAGCCAAAGCTGCAGCCAAATAACCCACAAGAATCATTGACTAAGGCCTATAAATATCTTATAATGAGATATGATTAGGCTGAGTCAACGTAATTGTTGCCTGAGGCGTTATATTATTATACTCTAGGAGAGCAGCATGAAAAAAGTTTTAGCAATTGTATTATTAACATTGTCCACTGTTCCGGCAATGGCACAACATTGGAATCACGGACACAGACATCACGGACATGCCAGGCACTACGGTCATGGCGGGTGGGTTGCTCCACTAATCATTGGTGGTGTAGTTGGTGCTGCCATTGTTAATCGTCCTGCACAAGCAGAAACAGTAATTGTGCAACAACAGCCTATCTATGTGCCACAGGAGTCTTGCACACCTTGGAAAGAAATACAAACACCGGATGGTAGAACATACCGAGAAAGAACTTGCACACAATAATATGGCATACTCACAAAAAGTCGTAGATCACTATGAAAATCCCAGGAATGTCGGATCTTTTGACAAGACTGATACTGACATTGGTACTGGTATGGTTGGCGCACCTGCTTGCGGCGATGTAATGAAACTACAGATAAAGGTTGATCATGATACAGGTATTATTACAGATGCGAAATTTAAAACGTATGGCTGCGGATCGGCTATTGCGAGTTCGAGCCTCATTACAGAGTGGGTCAAAGGCATGCACATCGACCGAGCCGGAGAAATTAAAAACTCCGAAATCGCCGAAGAATTAGCATTACCTCCAGTTAAGATCCATTGTAGTATCCTGGCCGAAGATGCTATTAAAGCCGCAGTAGAAGATTACAGGAAAAAGCATTGATATCCATAACTCCAACGGCGGCACAAAAAGTACAACAAGTACTCTGCCGACGTGGGTCTGGACAAGGAATTCGCTTAGGTGTTAAAACAACTGGTTGTTCGGGTCTTGCCTATGTACTTGAGTATGTTGACAACCCCAAGGTAGAAGATATTTGTATAGATTGTAACGGTTGTAAATTATTTGTGGATCCAAAAAGCTCTGCATACATGCAGGGCATGGAAATAGACTATGTACGTCAGGGACTGAACGAAGGATTTCAATTCAACAATCCCAACGAAAGAGATCGTTGCGGATGTGGAGAAAGTTTTAGAGTATAGTTTACAGTTGATCTACTAGAAGTTGCATTCTAGATTCTAAACTTTGTGAAAAAACAAGATCTCGGTTATGTTTAATAATGTTTGAAACTTTAATATAATCTTCTTTTATCTCATTGATTGGCCTGGCCAAAAATCTAACAATTTCTTTGCTTACAGCTTCTAGTCGATCTCCGTTGTTTAAGATTGTGTCGTAACTCTCATCTATTACGCTATCAAAGGTTTTATAACCCAATGATCTTAATAAATCTAAACTACCTGCATGTCCGACTATGATAAACATTTGATTGTTTGCTATTGCGTTAAATGTTTTTTCAGTGACAAAACTAGTATTAAAAGAATTGGGGATATTTACAAAATGTGTTTCTCCGATGATTCCTAGATAAGAATCTAAAAACAATCTCCTGGGCAAGCGTGAAGCAACGGTGCTATCATCAATCAACATGGGCAGAACAGGATCTGTTAAATTGAATAAAAAATTTGCAAGATCAATTTGTTTGGCAGTAAACCCTCGCTGTATTTCGAAATCTCTGTCAGCTGAAATTTTCCCACGACAACATTGGTAACTTATATTGCCTTCATCTAATAGATTGTTTTGTATTAATGTTCCAAAAATATGCCGTCGATGTGCAGCATCAGCAGCATTAATAAACATATAAGATTTTTGTTTATAAGCACTAACTACAATTGGTCCCAGGGAAAACATATCAGTTGCACGTATATCAAAGATGGGTAAAAACTGAACTTCAAATTTAATATCAAAAAAATCTTTAATGTTAACTTGATGACTGCAACCAGTTACATAAATCAAACGATATGGGGCACCGTTGACAATCTCATTTAATTTCAATATCCAGTCGTTGTTCCACACACCTTGCTCAACAGCATGCCATAATATTACAATAGTGTTTGAATCTAGAGCAGAATCTTTTAAAAACTCAAGCTCCTCATCAAAGTGGACATTGAGGTCGTAGACACAATGCATAATTATGTTATAATTACTGTTAACGGATATCCTGGAAAAATCAAACTCACTACGGCGTTGATTTAACACCTTGATCGAAGAACTCATAATAAGTATTTATAGAATGATAATTTCACGATACAATTACACCCCCTGTGATAGAACCACAATCGACGGCAAAAGACATTATTGCCTCCCGGACGGTAGCAAAGTTCCTAGCGTAACAACAATTTTAGACAAAACTAAAAGTGAAGAATCTCGTCAAGCATTGGCCAATTGGCGAAAAGCTGTGGGCGAACAAAAAGCACAACAGATTACCACTGAAGCCGCAAATCGCGGAACACGGATGCATAGCTATTTAGAGAGTTATGTATTAAGTGACGAGTTGAAACCTCTGCCAGGTAATCCGTACGCACACCCTAGCTGGTTTATGGCTGCAGAAGTTATCCTTAAAGGACTTTGTAATGTAGACGAATTTTGGGGAGTAGAGGTTCCTTTATATTACAGCGGACTGTATGCGGGAACTACAGATTGTCTTGGGATATGGAAAGGCCGTCCTGCTATTATGGACTTTAAACAGAGTAACAAACCCAAGAAGCGTGAATACATCGGTGATTACTTTTTACAGTTATGTGCCTATGCTCAAGCACACAACAATATGCACGGCACCGAAATTAATCAAGGTGTAATTTTAATGGCTGTACAGCCTAAATTGCTTGAAGACAATACCTATTCAACACCAGAATATCTTGAATTTGTTATTGAAGGAGATGAGTTTAATCATTGGAGCAATGAATGGAATAAACGTGTAGAGCTTTATTACCGCACAAACCAATGACAAAGCACATAGTAGATGTTTTAGACGTAGTAATTATTCGCAGTTGTCAACTAAGCTGCGAAGGGTGCTGTACATTTAGCAATCACCGGGAAATCAATGGACTTGTTGATGTCAACGAATCTGTAGACGCGGTTAATTTTTGGTCAAAATATATAGAACCAAGAAAAATACATTTATTTGGCGGTGAGCCAATGATGCATCCGCAACTCAGAGATTGGATTAGACTAGTGACCACTGCATGGCCCACAACAGTGACCGGTTCTCGCATGCCAATTTGGTTGAGTACTAACGGCTATTTTTTAGACAAGTTGTTTGATCACATTACTGAATTATTTATAGACAACGGTTTGTGTCTAAGCGTGACACATCATACATTAACTGAACCGTACTCGAGTCTAGTAGAAAAAAATGTAGAAACATTAACAACGTTGATACGTGATGCAGCAGTTAAAAAGTGGCCCTATCGTAAATTTTGGTGGGTAGATAGTGCAACATATTCTAATGGACACAAAGAATATAAAATGCTAAGAAATGCCCCCAGTGAACATGCAAATTTAACAGTAATAAGTATTACCCGACAATATGCTGACCATTTTGTTAGCCATTACCAAGGCCGCGGCAGCGAACTAAAACCCTGGCATGATTACAATAATGAAACAGCCAAGTTGGAAAATCATCGTGAGTGCCACATTAAGAATTATGTACAGTTATATCGGGGTAGATTGTATAAATGTCCGCCCCGGGCAGTATTAAATCAAACACTAGACACATTTAACTTACAGTCAGATGAAGACTGGTCCGACTATTATAGTCAATACGAATCCATTGGCATGGAAGCCACAGAATCTGAAATTGATGCTTGGTTTGCTAGACAAAAAGAGCCGGAAAATACCTGCAATATGTGTGGATTTATGTACAGTGACAGCACATTAATTCCTGCACAAGAGCATTTACCTAAGAAGCTATTTAAACTAACACCCGTCTAATACAGTAGTTCATAAATACTAAAAAGACAGGATTTAAGCATGGCTATTGTACAAATATCACAAATACAATTACGTAGAGGTCTTCAACAAGATCTACCGCAGTTAGCGTCAGCTGAGATGGGGTGGAGTGTTGATACTCGACGTTTGTTCATCGGTAACGGAACTCTCGCAGAAGGTGCACCTAGTGAAGGTGTAACAGAGATTTTAACTGCAAACAGTGACTTGTTATCATTCTTTGATACATACACATTTAAAGGCTTGGCCGCGGGTTTTGAAGTAGTAACAGGTCCCGACAGTTTGCATCCTGTGGTTCGTACACTACAGGATAAACTTGATGACATTGTATCTATCAAAGACTTTGGGGCAACAGGCAACGGTGTAGATGACGATACGGCAGCAATCCAACGTGCCATGGATCGTGTGTTTGCAACAAACCAAATTCAACTACTCAACAACAAGCATAGAACTATTTTGTTTCCGTCGGGAAACTATGTAATTTCGGCGACATTAGATATACCACCATTCATTCGCTTACAAGGCGATGGAAAACGTACATCAGTTATATCGGGATCCTTTGCAGGCGCACTGGCACAGTTTGTGGACAGCTTTGGCCAAAGCGGCTCATCATATGGTGGCGATAATCTCGATGGCGAAACGCCGGACATTGCTGAGTACCATTTGTCAGATCTGGGATTTGAACAACTAAACGAAGATTACAATCAAAGCTGTATATTAATCGACGGTTGCTATACTGCAACATTCACCCGTTGTATGTTCCGTGGTATTACACCTTGGGTGCAACCTGACGCCGAGGATGGTTACGGCAATGGGTCAGGATTGGATTATTATACATCAGACCGCGGCACAGGTATTGCTGGTGTGTGTATGCGTAATGCATCGATCTATCAACAAATTCGTAACGTAAGTTTTACGCAATGTGACTTCTTTGACATCAACTACGGCATCGAAATTAATGGTGAGACACTGGGCACAAGTATTAATACCTGTTACTTTGATCACAACTATCACAATATTGTGATCGGTAGAGACAGTCCATCTTACAATGCGTTTGGTATCACTATTCAGGATAATTATTTCCGTTACTCATCACATGAAGCAATTTATTGTGGCGAAGCCTGTTACGGAGTTATGTCAAACTCTAATATGTTTACCGGCTCGGGTCTAGCTGACTATGTTGCAGACAGCCCTGTAGAATATGTTGACCATGCAGTTAGTCCTGTTATTACATTTAACAGCGATGGAAATTATAGTACCGCTGACTCATGCGATCGTAGTACCACTGATTTTGAATACTTCCCTAACATTGAATTAAACGATTATGATTGTATTGTTACCAATGAAGAAAAAGGTCTAACATTGGGACATTATATCACAGGCATTGGCTATGCAACAACTCTAACAGATTCTGCAAGCTTCACTGACTCGGGAGTTAAATACATACCGCCGAGCTATCAAAATTTGACCTTTGACTATACATTAACACACAACAATCAACAACGCAGTGGTGTCCTAAGAGCATCACGCATTGGTGGTAGTTATGTATATGATGAAGAATACAATGAGACTGGCGAAACTTATGTAACATTCCGTGTCAATCCCGGCAATGGCGATGTTGAATATATTTCATCGGCCACAGGTGATTCAGTGAATTTAACCTACAACCTACGATACCATAAACCTATTCAATAAATGTGGAAACTTACAGCCAGTGGGCGTATTGCTCACTGGAAAGACTTTCGAAAATCTTTGGACGACTTATCCTTAGAGCAAGCAGTTCAATCCGTTGCTGAATACTGGCAAAAATGTCCTTACGTTCCTTATTACTTGGATCCCGGTAAACCCGAGACATGGCCTACGCCCTGGGAATTAATTGCCGAAAATTACTATTGTGATCTTGCAAAATCTCTAGGAATGCTGTATACTATACACTTTACTAGTCACGGCGTAGACTTGGATGCAGAGCTACGTATCTATGTTGATGCCGAAACTGGTTTTACATATAATTTACCTATCTTGGCTCAGGGAAAATATGTTGTTAATTTGATTGACAATGTTGTCGTAAATATTGAATCGATAAACAAAAATTTTAAATTAACACATCAGTTTAACAGCGCAGAATTAAAATTAAAAGAATATTAAGAGGAATCAATGAGTCAAATTCAAGTTACAAAACGAGACGGCAAACAAGAACCGTTAATGATCGAAAAATGGCAAGCCCAGATTAGCAAAGTATGCTCGGGCATTGCAGATGTAAGTCAGTCAATGATTGAAATCAAAAGTCAACCACATTTTTATGATGGCATTACAACTAGAGAAGTTGATGAAATCACTCTACGTGCCATTGTTGATTTAATTGATGTAGAATCTAATCCCGATGTCGGACACACAAATTATCAATATGTAGCAGGCAAGCAAAGACTTAGCATGCTACGCAAGGATGTTTATGGCTCCTATGAGCCTCCTCACCTGTATACTATCATAAAGAAAAATGTAGCCACAGGATTGTACTCCAAAGAATTACTAGACTGGTACACCGAAGACGACTGGAACCGCATGAATGAAATGCTGGATCACAGCAAAGATGAAGGTTACAGTTATGCCGCAATCGAACAAATGATTGAAAAATATCTAGTAAGAAATCGTGCTACCAAGGAAATTTATGAAACTCCGCAGATTCGCTATATGGTTGCTTCTGCCACCGTCTTCCACAAAGAAGAACCCAACAGCGCAAGAATGCGTTACATCAAGGAATACTACAATGCCGCATCTGATGGATTATTTACTCTTGCTACCCCTGTGCTTGCTGGTCTCGGTACCCCTACTAAACAATTCAGTTCGTGCGTACTCATTCGCAGTGATGATGACCTGGATAGTATTTTCGCTAGTGG